ATGACCAAAGATAAAAATATAAAATCCACTTGTAACAAAAAATCTACAGCGCTGGTGTTACCTGCACCTACGGCCAAACTCATTGCTGAAATAGTTGGTGTATCACCCAGCTATGTTAAAAAGGTTCGCACCGGCGACCGTACGGCAGATACCCCAGCCACCGACCTGGTTAAATACTGTAATGAATTGCTCATAGATGGGCAAAACGTCCTACTGCAAAGCGTAGGTGAAATAATCGAAAAAGAAAAAGCCCTCATCAATAAATAATTACCCTCAACCCTCAAAATCATGAAAAAGCTAATTAAAGAATTTACAACCATCCCTCAAGCAGTTAAACGCAACCAGTTTACCGCTATTCAGACCGTCATTTCGGTGGTTATTGTCGCCACTATCGTATTTGGCGGCCTTGCACTTATCGCACCTGATTTACTAACGAAACATTAATACCCCTTACAGACTGGCAGCCACCCCCGGTTCGAGGCCGGGGCTTGTAACACCCTAATTAACCAAATGAAGTACAACGAAGAAAATAACTTATGCTTAGAACATGCCGAATACCTGGCATGTTTCGGGCTTCATAGTTATAAGAACCATAAAAAACGCGGCGAAATCAAAGTATATGGTCGTGGCTGTAATGAAAATGGTGTACTTATCGACTATGAAAGCCTGCCGCCCGAGCGCAAAGCCATAGTTAAAGAAAAATACGGCAACCCTTACGAGTACATCGTAAAACAGCCGCTTACCGATTGGGTAACGATCAACTGGAACCAAAAAGCCTTCGACTTTTACAATAACACCAACGGCAAAGGTTACACCCTGCCAAACGGGCTAAACCTGCCCGAAAAATACCGCGACAAATACACCAAAGCGGCTACTTATATCGATGCTATAAGCCATTATACTACCGATAAACAGGCTTTAAAACGTGATTTTAACATAAAAATGGCTGCCTTTTGGTCGATTGTAGCCGATGTAATTAAGGCCGAGAAAGTGGGTTTACCCCCCAATGAAACCCGCCTAAAAGAGAAGATTAAGGCCTATAAAGCGCAAGGATTCCCCGCTTTGATAGAGGCTTACCGTTTTGGCAACGATAACAGCAAAAAGGTTAAAGATCAGGAGGCCGAAGATACTTTAATGAACCTGATAGCGCTTGATAACAAGCATGATGATGTCGTTATATCGCAGGCCTATAACATGTGGGCTATCGAAAATGGCCGCAAAACCATTACTCCGCAAGCTGTAGGTTATCGCCGCCGTGAGCATTACCACGAAGTAGTTATGGCGCGCGAAGGAAAAGCGGCCGCCTACAACAAATACAACAAGCAAATTAAACAAGCCCGCCCAATGGCACCGCTAATGCTGATAAACAGTGACGATAACGTTTTAGACTTATACTTCACTGAAACCACTTACAGCAATGGCCGCAAAAATACCAACCGCTATTACCGCCCGGTGATGTACGTGGTTATAGATGCCCTAAACGATTATGTTTTGGGTTATGCCGTAGGTGAAACGGTTACTATCGAACTGATAAAAGAAGCCTACCGCAATGCTATGGCTCACATTATTGAGCTTACAGGTGGTGCCTACCTGTGGCATCAGATCAAAACTGATAAATGGAGCATCGACCCGGCATTAAAAGGCGATTTAGCTACATTTTTAAAGATGGGTGGCGAAACGCTGTTTTTCACTGCCTCTGTAGCGCAGTCAAAATACATTGAACGTGTGTTTGGCAAGCCGCTGCATAAGATACTCAAAATGTATCCCAACTATTCGGGTGCCAATATCACCGCGCATGGCGCAAATGCCCGACCAAATGCCGAAGCGCTGCAAAAACGTAGTGCCAGCTTCCCCGATAAACAGCACGCGCCTGCTGTTATTGAAATGACCATAAACCAGTTACGGCATAGTCTTATGCCCGATGGCGAATTAACACGGCAGGAATATTGGCTAAAAGCTTTCCACGAAAGCCAGTTAAGCCAAAGCAAACGGTTAAGTGTAGAACGTAAAATAGAAATATTGGGCGTTAAACATCAGCTACGCGACCCGCGCGAATCATTGCGCCTGCAACCTGCCGGGCTTAACTTCCAGCTAAACAATATCAAATACAGTTTTGATATACCGGCTAAGTATTTCCCCGAATGTGTAAACAAAAAGGTTGATGTGTACTATGATCCCGCTGATATGAGCCAGGTACTTGTAACAGATCATAACGGTATCAGGTTTGTAACCAGCCAATACGTTTTGCAGCCTTCGGCGGTAGCTGATATGCACGACGGTCACGGCCAAATGCTTCACGACCGCAAACAGGAAAAGAAGGCCATTACCCAAAAGCTTGAAGATTTTGTTACCAGCCGTCAGGAGCGCTTACAACGCGCCGAAATCGATGCGCAAAGCATTTTACAGGCCGGTGTATTGGTAAAAGCCATTAACCACAAGGCACAAAAGCAAATAGGCGGCTATGAAGATCAGTACGACGATGTGCTGATAGAGCATAAAACAGCCCCGAAAGCGCCAAAAATAACCCAAAGTATTTACGACGAAATGTAAAAATAAAGGCCGGAAACCCTCACGTATCCGGCCAATTAAACCACTTAAAAAGCTAATTAAAAATGGATTTAAACACAAAAGAACTAATTAGAGCCGAGTTAAACAAACATGTGTCTCACTCGGGCAGCCAAATGCGCTCATCAAAGCAATTAAACGTATCAAACGCTACAGTTAGCAAGATACAGGCCGGTAAATCAGAAGGGTTAGGCGATGCCATGTGGACAAAGCTTGCCAAAAACTTAGGCATCAGACTTGACGAAGTTTGGCACCATGCCGATACCCGCCCGGCTTTAAAATTACAGGGCTATTTTGACGATGCCCGCATGCATGGTAATGTTTTTGGGTTGGTGTGTACCCCCGGCAGCGGTAAAACCGATATGCTTGATACCTATGTGAAAAACCATAAAAATGTTTTTTATGTGAAGGTTGAGCGCCACATGACCGAAAAAGAACTGCTGGTAAACCTGCTGCAATCAATGGGCGTGAAAACCAATGTTCGTTCCATTTACGATTTAAGCACCCTTGTTAACGAAAAGGTTAACCCCATGACACAGCCAATAATCATTCTCGACGAAATGGAAAAGGCTAAAAATGGGCTGCTATACCTGTTCATTGACCTTTATAACAGGCTGTGGAAACGTTGCGGCATTGTGCTTATCGGTACCTATAATCTGAAAGACCGGATTGAAACCGGCGAACAGCGCGGCACTGTTGGCTATAACGAAATATTAAGCAGGTTGGGTGGTAAGTTCATTGAAATACCTACACCAAACGCCGACGATGCCATATCCGTTGCCAAAGCAAACGGCGTTGAAGGCCGCGAAGCATTAGCCTTTATATCAAATGGGGCGGCTGTTAAACAGGGTGTGGTAGATATGCGCCGTGTTGAACGCCTGGTGCATGCCTGGAAGCAAAAACAAGCGGAGTTAGAAGATCAGGAAAATGAGGAGGCGGCAGCATGAGAGAACTATGCTTAGTCGCCATTCATTCGAGGCGGCACGTCGACTTATCCGACCTGAAAATAAAACTCATGAGTGATGAGCCTATAGTTAAAACTAAACCTAATGACTGCCTTAGTATGACTGCCCATTATATCTACGCATCGTTAACGTTTTCAGCCAACTAACATGAACCAAATAAAACAGCAAATCACCATACAGCAGGCCACCCGCCAAAAGGTTATGCACCTGCTTGAACTTACCGAAGTGCAGTACGGTAGTATTGTAATGTTTGCCGCTTATGACTATTTGGAAGCACAAACCGGCGATAGTTCATTAACCAAAACCCTGCAAAGCAATTCACTTTTTTGGGCATGGTGGCGCAATCACTGGCATAAAACAGATATGGCCTTTGTAACAGAATGCGAACGCCTGGTAGTTGCCGACGATGGCATCCGCAAACGCGATTTAGCCGAAAAGATGCAGCTATACGATGCCATGCATAACCCCGAAACATTTGAGTTTACCCCTCATGCCTCAATACTAAATGAGGCTTTTAAAACTGTAAAACCCTTAATTAAACATATACTGTAAATGAACACCGAAACAATACAACCTCAAACAAAATCCCTTTCCCTTTTGGCAAAGCAGGCCGCCGACCAGTTGGGCGTAATGGTTGACGAATTAAAGGACGTTAAAGACGACCGCCGTAAACCAACAGAGCGCCGGTATATCACTTTCGCCCTCATGGAAAAGGCAGGCTATACGCATCAGGATATCGCCGACTTTTTTAAGATGAACCGCGAAAGTATAACCAAAGCCCTTACTAAACTTGATAGCTGGCTAAAGATATACGCCGACCTGCGCGGCGACTATTCGCGCCTGCTTTTAACCATCCTTTAAATGCCTTTAATATGGTTTTAAAACACACACATCAGCAGGTAGCAGCGCTTATGAACATGTTTCACAATTTCGTTTTAACCAGCCCGGTAAAGTCCTTAAATGAAAAGCTTTTGCAAATACATATGATAGGGATTTACCGAAAGTTGCGCAGTCAGTTTGAGGGCAAGCAGCGCAAGTCGTACAGCCTTCATTTAAACGAAGCCGAAGCGATAGCCTACCAATTGTATTGGATCATGGTTCAACTACCCGAATCGTATGAGTTCAATTTTATTCGCGCCCATATGGCGCAAATAGAGCATGAAATGACAAAGTACAACTACCACCCATCACCAGTAACTAAATATTTAAATCAATAAAACGTATGACAGCACTAACCATTAAACAACAGAAACCAGCCGATAAAAAATGGCTAAACGAGGCGGGCGATTTGATACCATTAGACAGGATCAGCAAAAGCGAACGCCTTGCCGAAGCCAAATTATCAGTATTGGCAAAAGAGCGGTTGGCATTCCGTACAGCCCTCGAAAAGCATAAAAAGAAATGCTTTGACGTGGCATTAGAGTTATATGCAGCCTTCCTAAATGAAAACGGCGGCGTGAATAACAAAAGCAAGGGCAAAGGGAATATTACCCGCTACAACTTCGACAGGTCTATCAAAATTGAGATCAATGTAAACGAGGCTATAGCCTTTGACGAAGAATTATTGACACTGGCTAAAAACAAACTGGATGAAATACTTAACGATGGCCTTTCATCTGCAAGCGACTGGCTTAAAACTATCATCATGGATGCGTTCAGCACCCGCGACGGCAGATTAGACAGTAAGCGAATTTTAGCCCTTTTACGCCATGAAGAAAACATACCCGATACACGGTATAAAGAGGCTATGGCCTTTGTAAGGAAAGCCATTCGCAAGCCAAAAAGCAAACAATATTTCAGCCTTTACGTGCGCGACGAAAAAGGCGACTATGTTGACGTTCACTTAAACTTTTCAAATATATAATCATGCCTATAATTATAACACTCCAAAAAATGGGCGATGGCTCTTATAATGCCAATCTCATTACACCCGACGATACAAATGTGGTGTTGCTAATTAATGTTCTAAGAAAGCAGGCTGATAGTTATTCTCGGCACTTAGCAAATACTTTGTTACGTGAACAGCCTGCCAACGTAACCGAACGCAGCGCGACAATTACGACAGGTGAACTTATCAGGATTTAACCACCCGGCAGGCAGCCACCCCGGTTCGAGGCTGGGGCGGGTACTATTAATCACCTTTAAAACCCTTTTAAAATATGTTAAAGCTATTGACCAAAACACGTTTTTTAATACAACTAACCACCACGCTAACCAAATCAAAAAGCCAGGTGGTGTATATCGCCGGCAAAGTAACCGGCCTGCCGGTAAATGAGTTTCAGGCCAAATTTGCTGCCGCTAAAGAGAAACTACAGGCACAAGGTTTTAGCGTGCTAAACCCCTGCGATTTTATTGCACCCGATGAGGATTGGAAAACAGCCATGCGCAAAGCTACAACCCTGCTAAACATGGCCGATCATATTTATATGCTGCCCGATTGGCGCGATAGCGCAGGGGCAATACTGGAACATAGATTGGCGGTAAAGTTCGGACTTAATACCATGTACGAATAATGGAGCGCAATACCCGGACTATAGCGGAAAAGCTACAGATAGGCGACCGCTTTTACAAGGCAAACGATAAGCAAAAAACAGTTTGCCAAATGGTTGAGGGGGGAGAAAAGAAAACAGAATACCGCAATTCTAAGCTATGGTACCTGCCGCCAAACACGCCACCCCAATACCCAAAAGCAATAGACAAAAACACAGAAGTAATTTTTTTAAGACACACTAATAATTGATGGATACTATAGGAATGTTTCAAATGGGTCAAAAGACCTTCGACAGGTTGGAACTTGGTAGCTATTGGAAATCGGTAATAGGCACACCCGAAAAAAAGTGCAGCATGATAATTTATGGAGATAGCGGTAATGGTAAAACGTCATCTATTTTAAGGCTATTAAAAGATTTGTGCGATAGCGGACTGCGGGCTACTTACATAAGCCACGAAGAAGGCATCACCGGCTCTATGCAGGACGCTTTTAAGCGTGAGGGTATTATCGATAACTATGGAGGTAAGATCATACTTGCTGCTAATGCCACCTTTGAAGAAACGTACGAGTACTTTAAAAAACGAGGCAGCCCGGAAGTTTGCGTAATTGACAGTATTGATTTTTGCGGCTTGACGGTAGATCAGTTTAAACAGCTTGCAAAGCTTAAAAACAAAATCATCATCCTGATATCATGGTCGGACGGCAGCAAGCCTCGAAGTTCAACAGGCAAAGCATTGGAGTATATCGTAGATGTTAAGCTGTTTATCAAAAACTTTATGATATGGCCGAAATCCCGTTTCGGCGGCAATACACCTGCCCCGGTGTGGGAAGAACGCGCCCGCTTGCTAAACGAAAAATACTTTGCCCGTTTAGATAAGGCTAAACTACAAGGTAAAACCGCCAAAACCCTGTTTGCTGAGGATCAAAACAAGGCCGTAATGGATGCAATGGCTATGGTTGACCCTGTTGTATCTGATATGATCGCTAACGAAACCGCCGAAAACGCGCCCGAAAAGGAGGGGGTATTTGCAGATGAGTAAGTACATTTTAACGTCAGATCACTATACAGGTGGTGTAGTGTTTGAGTATAATAATGCCGGTTTATTGGTGTTTTACAGCGTTTTAGATGCCGAATTGAGCGAAAGGGAATTGGTTACCCTGCTGCAAAAACTACCCCGAGAGGAAGGCGATATCTCCAAATTAAACGAGCGGCAATATTTCAAGGTGCTTAACCTGTCGGAGGATTTGAGTTGGGAGGCATTTATAGAGGAGTACGGCAAGAAAATACACCCGCACCGCTGTATACCATACTGGAACAAATTAAGCGATTATAAGAAGCTAAAACACAAAAAGGGTATAGCGCCGTACCTCGCTTACCTCAAACGTAACCCCGGCGTAGCGCAGGCTAACCCCGAAGGATTTTTAAAACGTGAATATTATAGAACAGATTGGAGCAAAGAATCATGAATCAAGATACACAACCCGACAAATACAAGCCCCTTTACGAGGCATTTGAGCATTTGGCCGAAGCATTAAAAATTGTTGGTATAACAAGCCTTCAAATTGATACCGTTAAAGATGAAATAAAATTTGAACGCGCGGCTTATCTAAACCCGATAGCATTAATTGAAATGCGTGACACTATGAAGCCGCTGCCGTATTTGGTAGATATTGACAACCGCCCCGCTTTTAGTTTCGATGCAAACCCGCCACACATGGCATATCCTGAATATCATGACTAAAGAACAAATCAAAAAAGCCCGCACCTTAATAGCTAAGGCCGGGCTTACCGAAGAAAATAAAAAGGATTTGGTGTACAGCTTTTCAAACGGCGCAACCGAAAGCCTTACCGCTATGGGCTATGAAGATGCTCAGGCGCTATTTACCCACCTCGAACAGTTGGTAGGGCAGCCACCCAGCGAAGCCGATAAAATGAAGCGTAAAATTTTAAGCCTTGCCCACGAAATGCATTGGGAACTACCCGGCACTACCAAAGTGGATATGGCAAGGGTTGACAATTGGTGCGAAACGATGTATAGCGCCCCGCTGGATGGTTTGTATTACCTCGATCTTGTGAAGGCAGTTAGCGCGTTTAATCAGGTTTATTTAAAGTATTTAAAGGGTATTTAAAGGTTATGACAATAGAAGTAGCAAACGAAGCGGCCTTATTAGTTACGAGGCTGGAAGAAATTAAAAACGTAAGGGCGAAAATACGTCACGAATATACCCAAAATAAAGACTGCAAGCCGGTAGCGGATATCGCCCTGCAATTGACTGATAGCCTTGAGCGGATTACAAATAAACAAATAGCCGACCTATAACCATGAGAAGGGTTAATAGATACACATATACACCTCAATGCGCTGAAATGCACCTTTTAGTAGAAATGATTTACCGTGGTCGTAAGTTTTTTAAAGCTAAAATGTACGATTTACATGAGTTAAATATGCATATACCCCCACCTGTTCAGGTGGTTTTATTGCAGGTTTTAGGCTCAAAACATGTAACAAAAGGGCGCAATACAGTGCATATTTATGACCTTCTTTGCGTACCCGGCTATGAAAACCGAATAGTTATAAGCCACCCCGACTACGCTATTTACGATAATGAACCGATGGTGATTATTGAACTTGAAAGGGGGAACAATTATCCAACGTATACGGAAATAGGTTAAAACAAAAGAGACGATGTTTAAAAACATCGTCTCTTTTGTTTTAAGATTTTGATTTCTCTTTAATAAAATTGCCCATTAGATCAACATTTGAATAAGATGATGCTTGTTCAATAAATGACTTTTCATTTAAACATCTTGTTGATTCTGAAACCCAAAAATACTTCTCATTCCCATTTGCAGGAACGATACCTGTTGTGGCATTGCCAGTTTGCGTTTTTAAAATTGTTGTTGTCATAAAATGGTTGTTTAGGATAGGTGGTATTTTATATTTTTCTCATTCAATAATCCAGTAATAGTTTCAGAGTGAACTCCCCAACCAACGTGTAAATATTGATTGTTTAAATAGTCGGACTCTTTAGTTTTTGTTGTCGGGTTGCCAAATTCCAATCTATAATGCCTTGTCTGACTTTGTATAGCCCATACATTACCCTCAACATCAAAAGTCGGGCCACCACTTTGGCCTCTTAAACCAGGCGAAGATGTTTCTACAAATTTGTAAGGATATGGGCTGCCATTGCTGGGTATATTAACCTCTCGAGTATATATGCCTTCAAGTGGGAAAAAAGGCACAGGAACGCTTCCGGGAGGAAGGTTAAACCTCTGTGCCGCTTCATCAAATGTTGGTTCAATTATATGGAATGGAAATCCCATTTTACACAAGCTCGAACCCGGCTCCATCTTGTGCGTTGGATTTTTAAATTTAGGATAGAGTTTGATTGATGCAGGGTCAAAGTTTAACAATTGGCCAACAGCTAAATCAACGTTTGCATTAAAATGAACAGTACCTAATTGTACTCCATCGAACCCAAACCAAGCTGATGTGTTGACAATCATATCCGGAGATAATCGCAACTGATTAAGCTTGTTTATCATCACATGTTTCTTTAATGATTTATCGTTTTCAATTAATTGTCTCTGCTCTTTAATCGCCTTATACTGATTTGAGGCATTGCTTAAACTTACAATTGATTCTATTATGTGCCAGGCAGTAACAAACCAACCTTCCTCATTAATAATCACCAACGAACCAATTCCTGAACTACATTTTCCATCATGTCTTTTAGATGAAATTATTACTGGTTTGGTGAATTCACGCGCCAAACTACAAGCTGAAGCAAACATCTGTTAATTAAATTTAGTGATAAAGTCGGTGAAAGTACAATTTTATTTTATTTGTTATCAATATTTTATATTTTTTTACGCATGATAATAGTTTAATATTTTCTTGCAACCTCAAGGATAAAACTCGGAAAAGCCCTAACCTTGTAAAGTAAAAGTAATTGTACTATCGAAGTGCTGCCTATCATCTAAAGGTCGAAAATTTAAGATTCACGCAGGCACGAGTTACATAGTACGCCAGTAATGGCTTGGCTGTATTCTTTTCTGTGAATTAAGCTTTGCCCCACTTTAGCGAGGCTCTGTTGTTATCCGAAGTTGATATAATATTATAAGTACCCTATTGTGATTTTACTTCGGTGTGGAAAACTTGCACGTTTAACAGGTAAAATTAAGAATTAAAAGGCCTGACTATTAGCTATATTTGCCCTGTAGCACTAAATGAGAAAAAGCCAGTAGTTTCAGCTACCGGCTCTAATGTAAAGTCCAACGTGTGTTAGTCTCGAAGATCAATACAAAACTAATACATATATTCGGAATATAGGCATCAATATTAAAATTAAAGATGGTCTGCTTTACGAAACACTTAGTCATATAACAAGTGCTACGGTCAGTTATGGACAGGGAAATTATTCTGTTTGGTATGATGATCGTTTTGGAGGCGCTAAAGGTAGCTGATAAGTACCTTGACAGACGTAAAGAATAACGTACTCCAACACATGCTAAAAGCCTCCGACTATCGGGGGCTTTTTTTATCAAACGCTTGCTAAGTTATGGGAGTGAGCCCACACACCGGCAAAAAATACAAACAAGATTACGGCTATTACAAAACCAATAACCTTCCATGCGACGTCAAAAGGTAAATGACCAAACACTTTTAACAATTTGTAATTGTTAGACCTTCAAGGTTAAAAACGCTTTCTCGTACAGATTGCAACTCTGTTGACAATTCCTCTATAGTCTCATTTCTCTTTAATACTATAACATTCAAGTCTTCAAAGTTCTTTTTTGATTGGATCAATAATTTATGCATCTCGTGATATTGAGCCTCCCAATTTGTTTGAACTGGTTCTGTGCGCTGAACGTCCGGGATATGGTCGTTTATAAAATCTATATAGCCTTTTAATAATTGCCGAAAATTTTCTTTGACCTTTGTGTTTTCAGTGACTACAACGTCGTAAAAGTTAAGATTTTGCGCGTTAAACACTTGATTGCTTGCAGCACCGAATATTTCAGTTAAATCGGAAATGGTTCTTGCTTTCCAAGCGACATGATTGAAGTTATTGTAATTAAAACCGCTCAAATCATTGATTCTATTGCTTATAATTTCAATTGCCTTTTGTTTTGATGTTAAAATTCTTGCCATACAATATTCAAGTTAAGAAATAAAACCAACTTAAGAAACCAACATTTTCCTGTAACCCTATTCCCTCATCCCCGTAAAAGCCCTAACTTTGTAAAGTAAAAGAAATTGTACTATCGAAGTGCCGCACATCATCTAAAGGTCGAAAATTTAAGATTCACGCAGGCACGAGTTACATAGTACGCCAGTAATGGCGTGGCTGTATCTTATTTGCGTGAATAGGGCTTCGACCCCCTTGATGGGCTTTAAGGTATTGGCTGCGTCATTTTTTTTATGCCCCGCCCGTACTTCTACCTATTAACCTTTAAACTAATTTTAAATTGATTAACCGGCTGGGTTTATGGTAGCGTTTGAAACTAAAGAGAGAAAGATTATTATTACACTTAGTGGCGATACTGATGATTATGTACACCTGTATAAATCATTACTGCATTTGTTAGGCAACCAAAACCCCGAAACCCCGCCGGGTGCCAACGAAATGTACACCATCACCAATTTATTGAGCGAAATGCTGCCGGATAGCAGGCAGTTAAGGTAATGTGTGCTACTTTGTTTTGCTAAGTTTTTAGGTATTGGGTAATTTTATGGCACCTGATTAATCTATGGCGCTCGGTAAACAATTAGTAGCAAGTATCCTTTCTGAACCTCTTAAACGTAGCACCGTTAAGCACGTTAAAGGCGTGTTTAAATCCCGTAGGGATCATGATATCGTGTGCCGCTTGTACTATCACTACAAAATAAAAGGCTTGCAATACGAACGCGCTGTAGAAGAATTAAACCATGAGTTTTATTTAGGCGAAACCACCATTTCGCAAATCATTATGGAGGAACGCGACACCCTCGAAAAACTCAAAGCAGATCAGGCCGACCGCAAATACCTGCAAAAACTTATCCCGCATTTTAATTGGTACTAATAGTTTGATATTCTTTGAAAAACGATTATTTTACATCGTTAAATTCAAAGAATATATATGTCGATTTACATAGATTTTGATACTATTGAACAAGAATTAGTAAATTATTTTAGTGACTTTTTTGATACCATGCGTTTCGCGTTGTCCCCTCGAAAGGACGGATTAACAATGACTGGCTTTCGGGATGGTAAGCAATACCAATATACTTTTGGACAACAGGAATTTGACTATGAATACAACACCAGCCGCTTGCACCATTATTTAGAAAATGTGAAAGGTAGCTGGCATATTAAATATTAATTTTCATAAAATGGATGTATACGTACTAATAGAACACACAGACAAAGGCGAAGAAGTGCGGGGTGTTTTCAATAACGATCTTTCGGCAATGCGTAGAGAAGCCTATTTTAAAGGAGGCGAAGATATTAGGAAGTTCACAATCAAGAGATTTACCTTGCACACGCAAGATATGGATTAATAACAATTTACTAATTAAACTTAAATTTTATGGCAGAAGAAACAGAAAAAATCGAATCAGGCGATGTAGTACAACTTAAGTCGGGCGGCCCCAAAATGACCGCGGAGTCTCATGGAAATTCCGGTTGGCATTGTAAGTGGTTTGATGGTACAGACTTAAAGCATGGAACATTTTTCGCAAAATCACTGATTAAAATTGTTTAAAATAAGACGCGTGTAAAACAAAAGAAAGCCGCTTAGTTAGCGGCTTTCTTGTTAAACAACATTTGGTGTTACTTCCAAATCCGGCCGCGGCTGCGGTGTTTTTACCTTCATGGCCGTGTTATCTGTAAAGCCAAATGCATAACGCAAAACCCTTACCCTTACATTGTCCTTACGCCGTTCGGTTTGGGCGCTTATGCGGCTTAATGGGTTAAAATACCGCTCATCGCTCCACCCGTGCAATAGCTGGTTAACCCGGTGTTCTAAATTGAAGTAACCTAAAGCGTTTATCTTGTGGCTGTCATTTTGGTAGTAGTGTGTTGCTGCCGTGTATGCTGCCACTGCCAAGCGTACTTCCAAAATACTTTCCCCTTGCTGGCTGTATTCGCTATTGTCGGTATAGCGTATTTCTACCGGGTCAAATAACGCGCAGGGGAACTTAACCGGGCATAGCTGGTCGCTGTCGTCAAATTCAAGCTGCCCCATATCCTGATCTATAAACTTCAATTCGGGCAGGGTGGCTAAACGCGCCTGCACGGTTAAAAATACATTTGCCAATATGGCATCCATTGTTAATTCGCTCATGGTTTTATGCGTTTAAAATCTTTTTCATATCCTTTTCAAGGTCGCGCCTGATGGAGTTTTCCAGTACGGGGCTGCCGTGGCCTTCGTATGGCATAAACTGGCGTTGTGGCATTTGCGTTTTCATTACCCGGGTGTGTGACCTTACCTCACTTTCGCCGGTTTGAGTTTTAACAAATTTGGTTTTACGTGCGCCAGGTGCGCTAACTTCATCACGGTAAAACCGTCTGCGGGTATAGGCGCTAACGTGTACAGTGGCGTTTATGGTTAAGCCTTCGTTATGAGCCTTTGCATAAGGGACGTTGTTATAAAAATAGACTTCGCCCCGGCCGTTGGTGGTATAGTTAACGCCACGCCTTAAACGGCCTGTCACTATCAGGTTTTGCCCCTGTCTGCGCTTGCCAGCAATGCTTTGTTTGTCTTTCCATTTTTTGAAGGTTGCACCCTGCCAGCCCTGCGCCCTGAAATTGCCATCAATAAACCGCAGCGTTTTGCGCACAACCATTGCCGGGGCTATATCGTTCACATACGTGGCGATCTGCGCAGCCTTTCGGCGGCTTGTCCTGACAAATGCGGCACTATCCATTGTTTTATAAAATATTTTTATATTTGTACTATAAATAAGCCGTTTATGCACCGGCGGGGCGCTGTTTGGTTAGCCGCTGCCGGAACTGTGTAAACGGCTTTACTTTTTATATTTCAATATACCTTTCCGCATATTGGTCAAAGCGCCAAAATTCGTTCGCCCGTTTTTCTGCACTTCATAAGCTGTGATGGCGGTTACGTTACTCCGCGAATCAGTTACGATAACTATCGGGCAGTTTTTATAATACTTGATGTATGCCGTTTGGATGCTGCCACGTATTTTATTGCTCCATACCTCATCGGGGTTTTTAAGAATATCCGGCAACTGCGGCATAAACCTGTAGCGGTTATCTTTATTTTCCTCTAAAACATGGTTACGAAATCTGTTATCCATCGTTACCGTAATGCCGTCACGGGCAACTATATCAATGCTTTTACGCTGCCCGCCTGCCAAATCTGCCCACCATTTGTTAGCCTCGTCTTTATTTTTTGCCTCGGTATACGACGGCAGGTTAATGGTAGCGTAAATACGTTCGCCGGATGGCATGTTATAATTTTTTTCGGCATCGAGTTCGCGCTGTTTGTTATTGCCTAAGTTTTTAAAGTAAGGGTGGCCGTCGGTAAAAATCACCTTGTTTTTGCCGGGATTGTTTTTAAAATACGGTTTGATATCGGCGGCCTTTTCTACATTATTGATATGGTCGTCGGGCGTTGGGGTGTCGGTGTCTGCCGCCGGTATCAGTTTACAATGGCATTTAAAATGCAGCGGCGGGCAAAGCCTGTTTAGTATCGGGCTATTGCTGGGTATTATCATCCTGTCGAAGCCGCCGCAAATGGGGCAAACGTTTTCCCCGCCGGTGGTACTCCATTCCAGTAACTTAAACTTCATCAACCCCGGCCAGCTTGCACCAATCTGCGACGATGCCACCGCCATTTCGTATTCAGCTTCGAGGTACGTTTTGTTATAAAGTGCGTCAACCTTTAAAGCCCGTTTCTCAAACTCTTTATAAGGCAGCACCTGACCTTTGTCATCCAGTAACAGCCGGTTGTACTCCTTAAGCATGACAAGGCTTTTAGCGCCGCTAAATGCATATATATTGTGATCAAAATAAGCTTTCAGTGTATTGCGTTCGTCGTCTGATGCAAATATTTTACCGCCCAAACCTTCGGTAACAGCCCCGGCCAGTTTAGTAGCCAGGTTGTTATAATAGTCGGGCTGGATACTGCCCGGCTTCAATTCGCCGCTGTGTACATGCTTTAAAAAGTCGTTAAGTATGTCGCGGTACCCACCGGCCAGTTTTATAGTAGTTGGGGTACATTCGCCGCAATCGCAATCATCGCTATACAAATCCTTTAGTTTAATATGCCCCGTCAACTCCGGGGCTATCCGAAAAAATCCATCATGTGCAAGGCCAGCTTTTCGCGGAAACTAAGCTTCATACCACCCGGCTTTTTGTCCTTTTTTGCCTTTTTATCAGGGGGGGTATTTGCACTTTCTTCGCCGTCGTTTTCCTCCGAAACCTGCGTGTTTTGCGCATTAAAGGCCTTTTGTGCGGCTTTTTCCTTCATTTGCGCATCATAATCGGCGGGCTTTGGCATTCCGGTGCGTTTGTAGATAAAATCATGGTCAACCGGCATACCTAATTGGGTCGCCATTTGCACGTAAACGTTGATTTCGTCGGTAAGGGAAAGCTTTTGTTTTTGTTCGGGTATAATGAACTTACCGCCCTCGTAAGGCAGTCCGAACGCTTTCAATATTTTGCGGAAGCGGCTGTTTAAGATGCGGCGCACAAAGTCGGTATCCGTTTCGCTTTTCTTTTCGTCCTGCTCGGAATGTACTTTACCAATGGCATAGCCGGTGCGTTCGCTCGTGCCGGACGTTTCGGTACTGCCCAAAAGCGCTTTGGCTATTTGTTCATCCAGCCACCTTTCAAAGCCTTCCTGTAACGCGCCGGTGGCATTGTTTTGGTTAGGCACAAATTGTACTTCCGTACCCTTTGGCCTTACTAACCGGCCATTGTTGCCCATTTTCTCAATGGCATCTAACAGTAATAAGCGTTGATCTTCGTCGTAGCCATCCCACTGTGCATCTAAAATCTGATTGCCGAAAACCTCAACAAACGTAGCCCAATCACCTAAACCGCCTCGTTTATAAATGGCGTATTGTGCTGCCGATAGCAGTAACCCCAAATCTTTTTCCTCCCCGGCTTCCAACACGGTTTGGGTAAATATGCCGTCGCGGATGCTGAAACCTTCATCATCATATTGCCGGTAAGCAACCATACCCAGTTCGGGGCGCATGTGCCTGCGGTCAAACTGTGTAGCTGTCATTTGCCAGGTGCCTTCGTCATCTTTGAAAATATTACAGTCAACCATGCTGTAGCCCCAAAAGCGGCTATCTATAATTTCTTCAAGCAGTTTGGCAAAGCCCAAACTATCTATTAACTCATTAATGGCATCAACCGGCTTGCCATCCTTATCAACGTATTGCCACCCGGCGGTAGTTATGGCATCGCGGCGCTTGCCGGTTACACTGATTACCTGCGCATCTAATATCACATCAAAGTACAGGCTGTAAAGCAATGCCCGGCGTGGCACCCGCGATTCGGCACTTCGTGTATAGTTGCGCCATTTTACGATGTCCTGATTTTCGCGGACAATTGGCATTATATCCAGCTTGGTTATAGCTATGCTGGGTTGTGTACCGTCGGCGGTAACGGTAGGTTTTTTAGTTATGGCCATGTTTTAAAAGCTATTTAAAGGGGTATTAAAAATTAAAAGTGGTTGCCGCGTTTCGGGTTACTACTCATGTGAAAAAAGGTGGCCTTTTCGGGCGGCGCAATTAGCGGCCATCCGCGCGGTTTAACTTCAGCTGCCTGCACACGACGCAGCCACACGCGGGCGGTTGCGGCATCGTCCCTAATTTGCTTTACGTTTTGGTTTGCAGGACATTTGCGGGTAAGCCATTGCAGGGCAATGGCCGTCAATGAGCCAACTAAAATAGGGTCGCGGTCATCGCCGGTACGTGCGAAAAGCGCATCAACATCGTACCTGTCAAAATATCCCTGCGCTTCGCCAATGGCTTTGTTAATGGCGGCCGTTACGTCATTGTCGTTACCTTCGGTTATAGCGTCTATATCTTCGGTGTATATGTCGGTGGTTAAATCTGCTTTGGTTAAGTATGGCATGTTAATATCGTTTCGGATTTTTGGGTGGTCTGATAACTTGCATTTTTGATAGGCCGCCAGTAGCCTTGTTGTTAACTATCCATACGCCGCCCTCAACGGCATCGGGGCCGTCATCATGTGCGCGGCTGGTAGGGGATAGTGCTAAAAACTGCCCTTCCATATTGTCCATGTGTACGGTGCCTTTTTCTTCAATATTGAAGTACAGGCGCGGTACTACATTCTTTTCAATATCTTCCCTGTTGAGCGGTTCAAGGTTACTTTCAATCCGGTGGTATTTGTCCGGCTTGTCGCGGTCGTCGGCTTTTGGTACCAGCTTAAAGCCGTGTTTGGCGTTTGACTGTGCCAACTCCTGAATAAACATTTCGTCTATCCACGGCCATTCTATATAGAAGTATACCGGCACCTGCCCGTTAACCCACTTATATATTTCGTAGTTCCAGTCGATCATTTGGGCGGTTGACACCTGGTCGCAAAACACACGTATTACGTGGTACTCATCTTTCCAGCGCCCTATTAACACAGTGGCTTTGAAGTCGCCTTTCTTTTTATATGAAGGGTCGGTATAGGCTACTAAATACTTGTACTCTTTGAGCGGCCGCATTTTTTTGTAATGCAGCTTTTTAAACACCTTGCCAGTAGTTATAGGGTTGTTATAGTATTCCTTTTGCTGGGATACATAGCTTATTTTTGATAGTACCCGGTCTATCAGCGGTTCGGTGTTTTTGTTAGGCCATGTAGAATTACCGTCCTTATCCCTTATGTTAATAATCTCAAAGTAGTCGGCCATTTTGATAGCCTTATTGATGCAGCAATTTTCGGCAATGATGTTACCGCAAAATATCACCTGCATCGGGTTGCTGATAGAGCGGGTAGCATACACCGCTTGCTCAAACCAGTCCCATTTCTTATCAATGGTGTCGGGGTTTCTGCATTCTTCGTCGGTGTCGAAGTCATCCATGATAACTTTATCCGGCCTCACTTCCTCGTTACGCGAACCACGGGGCGATTGTCCTGCGCCAATTGCCAAAAACGAACAGCCCTTTTTGATGATAAACTGCTTTTCGCTCCAATCGCCAAAGTTTTCCTGTTTGCCGTAATCGTTAATAAGGCGCTGGTTGTTTTCAAAATTCAGCTTGTACGGCTTAAGCAGGTTTATCGCGGCAGTTTCGCTTGAACTAATTAGCAGGATGGATTTTTTTAAACCAGTCATCGCCTGGTATATTGTTTCCATCATGGTACGTGCAGACTTGGCAAGTTCCCGGCTCCATGCCCTTACCTCATACCATTCACTATTGTAAATAGCCCGGCGGCTGGCGGCCTTATGCCACGGCATAGGTTCGGCATAGTAGTAATTGGGGAAGTAGTATTTAAACCACTTTTCTTCATTACCCTTTTTCTCTAAATCTGCCTTGCGTTTAAGCTTGTCGGCTTCGCTCTCGTTAACATCAATTACGGTAGCACGGAGTAATGATTTTACATACTCATCCCATTTATCAAGGGCTTTTTTATCCTCTGCTAAAGCCATTAATAAAGCGATCTAATAAAACCATCAATTATAGGTGCAAGGGTTTGCGCCTTTTCTAATGACACAGTACGGGCAAAATTTAGCAGGGCTATACATGCGCTTATTGCTTCGGGCTTACTGGTTTTAGTTTCCAGTTCTTTGATATCTTTTATCAGCTTGCGCCTTACGTCGCCTTCTTTGCTATCAGCATATCGCTGCCCGGCTGGTTTTTTCCTGATGGCCGCGTTTAACTCCGACAATTCATCAAGCAAATAACTCATTTGCTCCTGCCGGGTAAGTACCAAATTTTTCTTTTGCTTTTCCCAAAGCCCGTCGTTTTCGGCCACCCATTTACCTATAGTTTTTTCAGATATACCCGTTTTTGCAGCTATCTCTTTTTGCGAAAGACTATCATCAATAAAATACCTTTTTGCCAGTTCCTTTAACCTTTCAAGGTCGGCTTTGCTTTTCCTTTCAGCCATGTTTTAGGGTTGATTTACACCCAAAATTGCAGGCTTTTTTACCTCTTATATAACCGGGTAACTGGATGATTAACGCAGCTTTAATCATATCATAAAACTGCTTTAATCATTCAGAAACGCGGTTTTTTATGGCCGAAATACCGCTGTACGTTTGTCCCAACGAAGCCGATAAAAGGTTATGAAAAACTAAAAAAAACAAACATGAAAAAAAGGCAATTAACAGGGGCGCTGGCGTATTCAACCGAAAAAAAATGAAACGTACGACTAAGCGGTATGTAATCACGACCAGCGGCCTTAATTGCTACAAGTATCGCGTGATGTCGGATGGAGGTGACTGGGTGCAATACCTGAAAAACCCCATACTACTGTGGATGCATCAACGGGCATTTAGCAATGATAAAAGCCAAATTCTGCCGCCGGGTTGCGCTGTCGATATTCAGTTGAACGGCGATGAATGGAGTTGCTATTTGGAGTTTGACGAAAACGACCCTTTTGCAATGCAGCTATACAACAAGTATGAAGCTGGCATTTTAAACATGGTATCGTTGGGTGCTATCCCGCTCGAATGGACAGAAGATCCTTCCATGATGTTGCCAGGCCAAACCGGCCCCACTATTACCAAGTGGAAAGTAACCGACATCAGTTGCGTGGACATTGGCGGCAATGATGACGCGTGTGCCTGTCAGCTATACGGCCACGACGAAAAAAGGATTGAACTATCCGGGTTGGATAAAGAAGGCTTTATCAAACTTTTCAACTCACTACAACAAATTAAAAACGACGATAACGACAACATGAAACTAATTCAACTGACAGGCGCAGCATTGAACGGCATTTTGCTTTCGCTTAAACTGGATGAAACCGCCACCGAAGTACAGGTGCAAAAGGCCGTGGCTGATATGATACAGCTAAACGCATCACAGGCAACAGATATCAACACGCTTAAAAGTGATAAAAAGCTTTTGCAGGATGAAGTAAAGCAACTTAAAACCGATCAGGACGAAGCCAAAGTGATTAAACTGGCCGACGACCATAAAAACAAATACCTGCCAGGTCAACGCGAAAAATATATCCGTTTGGCAAAGGCTGATTTCGACGGTACTAAAGAACTGCTGGAAGGTATGCCGGTGCTGGAAACGGTAGAGGAAAAATTGAACAGCGCCAGCGGAAACGACGCCACCGAAGTGAAAGAACTGATTAAGCTAAGCTATGACGATCTGTGGAAAACGGGAAAGTTAGAACGCCTTCAAAAGCTGGATCAACAAGCCTATTTAGATAAGCGCGCCGAAAAGTTCCCGGTAAAAACCGATAAAAAATAGCCTTTAAACAACCTTTAATACCCCGAAACAAATACCCCTATTAATTAACAAAATGAAAAATTCAAAGCAATTTTTAGTCGCCACAATTGGCCTCATTCTTTTTGCCTCGCTGGGTGTTAACGCCTTTGCGATGGCTGCCCATACCAGCGCGCTTACCGCGACGGTAGTTGTTGGCGGCGCTGGCTTGGTGTTTTATAAACTGTCAACGCTTCAATCCAATAAGCCGTTTGCCCACACCGCCGGTGTGCAGGTTGAAATTTGGGCGCAATATATCATCGAACGCTTTTGGCGTGACAATGGATTTATGAAACGCGCCTTTAGTGATGATGATAAAGTATTAGCCGGCAAGGTGGTGCATATCCCGCAACCAGGTGCTAAACCATCGGTAACTAAAAACCGTGGTGTGTTCCCGGCAACGGCCGTAAGGCGTACGGATACCGACATTGTTTACGTGCTTGATGAGTATACTACCGATCCAACCCATATTCCTGATGCCGATAAATATGAACTGTCATACGACAAGATAGACAGCGTTTACGGCGATCATGCTGGTGAACTGGTTGAATTTGTTGCCGATGACATTATTTTAAAATGGTTGGATGAAAGTGTAAGCAATGTAACTAAGCTTTACACCACCGGCGGTACAAATGCTACGCAAGTGGCCGCCTCTACTGATTCGGCTACGGGCAACCGCTATGCTGTACACCATCTTGATTTGAAGGCATGGCAGTTGCAGTTTAACAAAAACAATATCCCTAAAGCAAACCGCCAGGTATTGTTTGAAAGTAACATGCTTGACCAGTTTACTTCAAGCTTAGCGGATAGCCAGTACCGCGACTTTTCGCAATATTATAACGCGGAGGAAGGCATCATAGGCCGCATGTATGGATTCGATATCCTCGACCGTAGCAACGTGGCAGTTGCTAATGCCGCTCATGCCATCAAGGCGTTAGGCGCTGCCGGTGCTGCCGGTGACTGTGCCGTATCGTTGGTATGGCAAAAAGATGCCGTAGCCCGCGCGCTGGGTGATGTTAAGTTTTTTGAAAACCCCGACCGTGCCGAATACTACGGCGATATCTATAGCGCATTGCTGCGCATGGGTGGCCGCCGTCGCAGGGCTGATAATTTGGGCGTGGGTGCCATGATACAAGGCACACCGGCTTAATCTCTATCTCTGATAACCCCTAATCAACATAAGTAAGTAAACAAAAGAACCCCGCGCCTTAATAGTCCCCCGATACGATCAGGGGCGGCGCGGGTTGATTTAGGACAAATGAAAGACTGGTTTTACAAAATGCTTGCGTCGTATGATTACGACAGCTTCACCAACTTTTTTCAAAGCATCGCACCGTCGTTTAAATATTGCATAACCCGGCAATTGCTTTTGGTAAGCTGCACATTTCCCGGCCTTGCATGGTTTTCGGCTTTCATTCCGCAAATTCCTTTAGCACTCGGTATCCAGGCGGCTGCGCTGGTAAGTATGTTATTGGCCTTCGTGGTTGAACTGGTAAGCGGCATTGTGGCTTCACGTATCCGAAAAGAACCGTTTAGCAGTTTCAGGCTTTCGCGCTTTACACTAAAAGTGTTCATCTACCTGGTGCTGATAGCCATTCCTTACCACTGGTCGCAAAACTATGCTGCCAAAGGCGAAACGGTAATGGCTGTATGCTTCGACTGGCTGCAAAACTTCCTGATTATCCATATAGCGCAGGAGAACATAGTATCCATACTTGAAAACCTTGCGGTTATTGACGGTAAAGACAAAACCGCATGGATCAATAAAATTAAAGACAAAATAACTTCACTATGGCCGTAACCAAATATGCTATAAGCCAACGCGGGTTAGACCTCATTAAATCATTTGAGGGCTTAAAACTTAACGCCTATCAGGACATTGCCGGTGTGTGGACTATCGGGTATGGCTGCACGTTTTACGCCAACGGCAAGCGCGTACAGCCTGGCGATAAGCTGGTAAATAAAGAATGTGCCAGCGATTTGCTTGCTGTGATATTGAAAGATTTTGAACGCACGGTTAACCGTGTTGTCACAGTGCCACTTAATCAAAACCAGTACGATGCCCTTATAAGTTTTCATTTCAACACGGGTAGCCTGCCGTCAAGTACGCTGCTTAGAAAACTCAATGCGGGTGATTTTGGTGGCGCGGCCGCTCAATTTGATTTATGGGTTAAAGTGACCGACCCTAAAACCGGCAAAAAGGTAACCAGCGATACGCTGGTTAAACGCCGGGCTAAAGAACAAAAATTATTTACAACCTCCATTTAATAACATGCCAACAATACTGAAAGCAATAGGCGGCTTTTTTGCAAGCCTGCTAAAAAAACTTACCGGCAACAATAATGTAGCCGTCCAGCTACCCGCCGACCTGCCCATTACCACCGCCGAAATTGACCTGGTTATAAATGTGGTTAACAAAGTAAAATCCGTTGTTAATAACCCCATTATAGGGCTTATCATCGATTTTACCCCTACGGGCATTGACAACGCGGTGCGTGACAAAATCAACCAGGCAATACCCGCATTGCTTACCGGGTTGACCTTCAGTAAAGGCGTGCTGGGTGCCGACGGTCAACCGCAACAAATTACCGATTTGCTTAATAAAATCAAGTTTTCGGACGATCCCGACAAAGATGGCTTATACCACGTGTTGGCTGCCCGGCTTATCGTAGTAGTTAGCGACGGTAAAATCACCTGGAGCGAAGCCGTTAGCGTGATAGAGCTGTATTTCAAACAAATTTTCATTACTCAATAATCATAAAATGAAACTGACAGTAATTACAACCGAATTTTCAAAAGCGCTGGAAGAAAGCGGCGATTTGCATAGTGCGGATTTGAAAGGCCTTTTCGATACCCACCCGTCGGTAGACAAATTTTACCTTACCTCTGATGGGCAGGCCTTTTTTGCCGAAAATATGGCCGACAGCCACGGACAAAAATTGAGGGTACGCGATTACATCGAAGTAACCCGCGATCAGGTGTTTAAAGCCGACGAAGCGCCAAAGGATGCACAGCCAGCGGATCAGCCACCGGCAGATGCACCATCAGTGGTTGAAGCGCCGAAAGATGTGCTGCCAGCGGATCAGCCACCGGCAGATGCACCGCCAGCGGTTGAAGCGCCGAAAGATGCATTGGCTATCGCCTTCGCCACCCCCGAAGCCGAAAGGACACCATACCAAAAAGGTTTAATAACTAAAGCAACAAAAGCAACCGAAGGAGGCGCTAATTAATGAAACCAGGTGTAAATGTGCAGCTGGCCAATGGTCAGTTAGGTGGCAGCACTGCCACCAACGATAATATTACCGGGGTAGTTTTAACCGGCGCTGGTACTGGCTTGCTGCCATTGCTCACCCCCGTAAAAGTTGTAAGCGTTGATGATGCCGTATCTAAAGGTATCACCCAGGCAGCGGAGCCGGAAGCGTACCAGTTTGTAACCGAATTTTACAGCATTCCGGGTACACGCGGCTGTCCGGTTTATATCATGCTTGCCGCCAATACAACCACTTTAGTAAGCCTTTGCGATGTAACGTCAAATACCGGCCTCAAAAAGCTAATGGATTTCGGTAACGGCGAAATTAGGGTTGTTGGGGTAGCCCGTACCCCGGCAGGCTCTTATGTGCCTGCCGTAGCTAAATTCCTTGATAGTGATGTGGCGTTGGCCGTGCCAAATGCAAAAGCATTTGCGCAGGCGATGTTTGATGCACACAAGCCCGCAAGGGTATTGCTTGCCGCGCGGGTTAACGATGTAACAAACGCCACCGTGGATAGCCCGAAGGCGTTAACAGCTAACAATGTTGGGTTTGTTATTGGCGGCGCTCAAAACAACGGCGTTACCTCATTGGGATTAGTGCTGGGGCGTATTGCCGCTACTGCACCGCATGTTAACATCGGTAGGGTTAAAGATGGCGATCTGCCTATTAGCAATTATTTTATAGGTAATCAAAGCATTTTGCCAAATATCGAGGATCCTACAGCGCCGTATTACAGGCAACTTGACCAGCTAATTGATTTGGGTTATATCACCGTTAAAAAGTACGACCAAAAAGGCGGCCTGTTTATCAGTAACGACCCAATGGCCTGCCCCGAAACGGACGACTATAACGCTCTTGCCTTCGGTCGCGTGATTGACAAGGCTTCGATTATCGCCTATCAAACCTATGTTAACGAGATTAACGATGACGTTGATTTAGACGATAACGGCAACATTGAGCCGGTAGTGTTGAAGGCGCTGGAAGCATCAATGGCTAATGCCCTTAACCTAAATATGGCCGAAAGTATGAGCGGAAGCCCGGTGGTGTTTATCGACGATACCCAGCAAATCACCCAAACATCAACGCTTAACGTTAACCTGGGCATTCGCCGCAAAGGGTACACCAAATTAATAAATATCAAACTGGGTTTTTATAACCCGCAAACTAACTAAGCAATGGCAAACTATGTAAACAGTCAGGAACTGGAATGGAAACACGCCCAAATTGCGGTTTTAGGTGTTGTCATTCGTGGTTTACGTGGCTTCAAATACAAAAAATCAACCGATAGCGAACACCTGTTTGCTGCCGGTGATGAGGCTGTGGGCATCCAGTCAGGCAACAAAAAGTGTGATGGAAGTATCAAGCTTCTAAAGTCAGAAATCGACAAACTTAACCAGGCTGCCCGCGATGCCGGGTATGATGACTTTGCAGACGTGCCTTACCAGCTAATCGTAATTACTGTAAATTATAAAGTGGCGTTTGGCCGTAAGCAGGAAACTGATATCATATCAGGTGTAAAGTTCACCGAATGGGAAAAAGCAATGGAGCAAGGTGCTAAGATGATGGAAGTGGATGTGCCGTTTTTAGCCCTAAGTGTAAAGTCCCTTTAATCCCCTTTAAATACTATTGAAAACCCTTTTAAACCTGTTTTAAAGTGAAAGCAAAAGATATTATGCCGCGTAGTGCGGCAAACGTAACCGCCGAAGTGTTGGAGGCGTGGAAAAAAGAATACCCTGCGGGCGTTTTTGAACTGGTTGTAAACAGCGGCGAATTTGAAACTACTACTGAAGAAGGTAAACCGCCTGTTAAAATGCCGATCCCTTTGTATAAGGGTTACGTGCGTAAGCCAACCCGCGACGAAATGCGCGAATTTACGTCAAAGCAAACCGACCCGGTTACCTATACCGAAATTGTATTAGATGCGCTTTGGCTGGGTGGTGATGAGGCAATCAAAACCGATGATGAAGCCTTTTACAGCGTAATGCCGCAAGTGCAAAACGTACTTGATATTAAGAGTTCGGAGATAAAAAAATTGTAGAGGCTGCCCGTGGTGATATTGAGGCGAACTATTTAGGATATATAGACACTTCAATAGCTTACTACACCACTTATAACCCCTCTGAACTATCCGACGAACGTTGGGCAGAAGTTTACATGCAAATAAAAGATATACGGCAAAGAGAAGCCGCACAAACGCAAAGCAATGGCTAACCTGGTTGAATTTCTTGTAAAAATACGCGACCTCGCTTCGGGGCAAATGCGCCAGTTGGCTACCAATGCCGACGGCGCATTTGCCCGTATGACCACGCGCATGAACCGCATCGGCATGTCAGCCGATCAGCTTAACGCACGTATCGACCAGTTAACCCGCACCCGTGACATCTCATTAGATACCCGACAGATCAGACGGGCTAATCAGGAAATAGCCGACCTTGAACGCAGGCGCGACAGGATCACCAACCCTTCGGGCGGCGGCGGTGGTATGGGGCTTGTTGCAAAAGGTCTGCTTTTTGGAGGCCTTGCCGCCGCTGTAGCACTGGGGGGTGATGCCATTAAAAAGGGCATGGAACGGCAAATGGCCGGTACAAGCTTCCAGGTGATGGCAGGTAATAAGCAGGGCGATCAGTTACACAGTAACTTGATGGGCTTTGCAAAAGACACCATCTACGGAAATGAAGTTTTTGGGGAAGCTAAAACTATGTTAGGTTTTGGTATTGCAGCTAAAAACATCATGCCCGATTTAAAAATGCTGGGTGATGTGGCTATGGGCGATGCCGAAAAAATGAAAAGCCTTAGCCTGGTGTTTTCACAAACAGCGGCAGCCGGTAAACTTACCGGGCAGGACTTATTACAATACGTTAACGCTGGTTTTAACCCGCTACAGGTCATAAGCGAAAAAACAGGCCGCAAAATGGCCGACCTACGTAAAGATGTAGAAAAGGGCAAAATAACGTTTCAGGACGTTGCCGGGGCTTTTCAATATGCTACGGGGCCGATGGGTAGGTTTCACGACGGCATGAAACGCATGGGTGAAACACCAACTGGCAAAATATTAGCCTTTCAGGGTGCATTGCAAACGCTGGCCGGGACTATCGGCATGGGCTTACTGCCGGTTGCCGCAGGTATGATTGATGTGCTTAACTGGCTGGGTAGTAATCAGGGTTTAATGTATGGTATTGCTGCCGGTATTGGTGCTATGACAGTTGCATGGGGCTTATATACCGTCTGGACACAAAGGGCTGCAATTTGGCAGGGTATATTAAACGCCATTGCATTTTGGCCTATTGCGGTTATAGGCTTATTAGTCGGTGCCGTAGTTTGGCTGGTTAAAAGTTATGACGGTTGGGGCAAAAGCATTAAAGCCCTTTGGCAAATTATAAAGGACTTTTTTAGTATGGTTGGGCTGGCATTTAAAGAAAGCTTTCAACAGTATTTGTACTGGTTTGAGTTGTTTTACCTCAAGGCTAAAAGTGTGTTTCAGTTTGTAGGCCAGCTTATCAGCAATACCGTTGAGGCTATGAAGCTGGCGCTAAGCGGCGATTTTTTGGGTGCTAAGAAAGTACTTACAGCCCATATAACTACCGATGCTGATAAAGAGATTGATGCGCTAAAAAAAGAGCGTAGCGCCCAGCATGCGGAATACATGAAAAGCTTTGGCGGCCACATGCAAAATATTGCCAACTCATGGAAACAAGTTGGTTTAACGAAAGCTAAAGATACCGGCGGTAAAAAATCAAGCTGGATGGATTCATTAACCGGCGGTACTGTCGGTACCACAGGCGGCGGTGTTCCTGCTGGTGTTCAGGATTCGGCTAAGGGCATTGCGGGCGGTGGTGTGCGTAACCAAACCATCAATATTGCAAAGTTGGGTATTGATGAACTTACGTTACATGCCGCCAGCGTAACCGAAGGCGCTGCCGAAATCCGGGCAATATTTATCCAACTGTTTAACCAGGTCATTAACAGCGGAAACGCAGCCGTAAACCCTAACTAATGCCACCATCATACGCTAATCTTAACACCGTATTTGATATAGCTGATATTTTTAAACAGCTATATGGGTATAAGCCTGCGCATGTGCCAGGCTTCCCGCCTTCGCCGGTTAATAGCGAGTTTGCAAGCATTCAGCCAGCTACCCGCAAAACAACCAATATTTACGGCACGCCGCTTTACGGGCAATCTGATATGATAGGCCGCGAAGTGTTTTCGCCCATAACAATAGAGGTTGACGGTGTAGATTATTACTTCCCTTTTGCGGTTATCGGGTTCGACAGGGAGTTGACGGTGAAAGAGGTTGAAATGTCAGAACTGGGCGGCACAGCAAAGCAGATCATAAATAAAAAGGATTGGGTAATAACCATTAAAGGTTTTTTGATAGGTGATTACGACCAGTTCCCCGATGACAAGCTTAAAATGCTTAACGATGTGTTTGATTATGCAAAGCCTGTAAGGCTTAAATCAGCCACTTCAGATATTTTTCTGCACAACAACGATCAGGTACTCATTTATAAACTATCAATCCCCGAAAAACCGAAAATTATTGGGGTGCGTGATTTTGCAATGCAGTTAAAAAGCGATTCAATTTTTACCCTTTATTATCAAAGCTAAAATGGCCTTTACACTAAATAGCATTAGTAAGATTGGCCGCTACTCATTCAGGGGCGGTATTAACGACCTCGTGATAAAAAAAAACGTTCACGTAATTATTGATACCGCTGTGCTTAAAATACCAGGTTTGGGGCAGGTTATCCCGATAAATAGTGCTATCAATGATGCGCTAAATGTTATTGGGCTGGGTAGCCAACAGGTAGTAAAAAACACACCCGCCAATAGTGTTGAAACGGCGAAGCTGTTTAAGGAGGGCGACCCGGTGGCCTTTGACCTCGGCTACAATGGCGACCTGCGTAATGAGTTCAGGGGCTTTGTAAGGCGGGTTAATTTAACTACGCCGGTTACTATTGAAATGGAGGGTTACGCGTGGCAATTGCGAAACCAAAACATATTAGCCAGTTGGAAAAAAACCACACTTAAGGAGGTTTTAACCCGGATTATTCAAGGTACTGATATTGTGTTAAGCCCGGATATCCCAACCATTACCCTAACCAGCTTTTACATAAAAAACGAAAGCGGTTTAAAGGTGCTGGAATACTTAAAAGACAAGATGCTTTTAACCGTATACTTTGATGACAATGTGTTGTACGCGGGCATTGAGGAAGGCCGTAACACCGCCGATATAGCCGGAAACAAAAGCCTTACAGGCCTTGCCGAAGTTGTATACAATTTAGGCTATAACTGCCCGGTAGATCAGCCCGACTTAAAACAGCGGTTAGGCAGCGATAATAAAGTGCGTGTAAGGCTTAAAACCCGTGGCAAAACCGGCAAACATGTGCTTTATGAAGCTGGCGACCCCGGCGGCGCTATAGTTGAAAGGATCATCCCGTTTAGTGATGACAAACAGTACCTGCAAGATCAGGCGGCGGCATACCTTAAAAAGCTGAAGTACGATGGATACGAAGGCACAATAAGCGGCTTGCTACAGCCATTTTGTAAACCGGGCTGGAAGGCTGCAATAATGGATAAAAGGTTTGCCGGTGCGCGTGCCGGTACTTATTTCGTTGCCGGTACCGAAGTGCGTTTTGGGGTAAACGGTGCTGAACGCAAAGCACAGATAACGTATCGTTTGGATGGATGAGATAAGTAAACTACGCCAGTCGTTTTTAGATCAGGCACACGCAGGTGGCCCCGTTGGGTTTTACGATGCGGAAGTAACGGCGGTTGACAGCGATTCCTTTACATGCGATATCATGTTAAACGAATCGCCGCAATATGAAGTGCGTTTACGTGCCGTGGTTAGCGAAAACAACAGCATCGATATTTTACCAGCCGTAGGCGCTGCCGTTGTAGTAGGAAAGCTGGGTGATGATGACTATTTAGTGATAGCCTGCGATAAAATAACCATGTACCAGGTAACAACAGGTACAACAGTAATCAGGCTGAACAGTGAAGGCGTGCTGATTGGTAAAGGCGACGAAACTCTTAATAAAATATTAACCGACCTGGTAAACGTGGTAATAGGTATTGCAGCGCCGAAAGATATGGCCGCTTTAACCTTACTGCTCGACAGGATTAACAACCTTTTGAAGTGAGTTTAAATACAGCACAATTTAAAGCAGACCTAAAGGAGGTTTACACGGCCACCTATCAAAGCACCGGCAGCCGCGACGATGCTTTAGATGCTTTTATTGATGCTTTTGCCGATAAGGTTGAGGCTTATATCAAAACGGCAGAGGTGGTCTATACAAGTGGTTTAACAGCCGGTGCAAACCCGGTAGTAGGAACATTTAACGGCGAAGTACGATGATTGATTACCTGATGAATGATAACGACGACCTGCTAATCAGGAACGGCGATTTTGTACGGGGCGAAAGCAACCAGCAACAGCAACGTAAACTATTGCTGGCCGAAAAGGGAGAATATAAGCAAGCGCCTACCGCCACAGTCGGCACCTTCCAGTTTTTAAACGACGAAGGTGATGTGCAGGGCGAAGCGCTTTTAAGAGAAATCCGCCTGCGTTTTAGCGACGACGGCATTAAAATACAATCAATGGGCTTTGTTAACGGCCTTTTAAATATTGTGGGTGATTATGCCAAATAGCAAAATAGTTAAAGCAGGGCAAACGCTGGGCGATATAGCAGTGCAATACGGAGGCACAGCCGAAAACAGGTTTATACTGGCTGCCTTAAATGGTATCGGGATTACCGATGCATTAACATCGGGGCAGTCAATTGATGCAGGCGATGTAACTGTTTTTGCGGTGGCCGATTACTTCAGAAAGTACAATATAAGCCCGGCTACATCGGCCATGCAAATAGATGTGTTAGCACCCGAAGGCGTTGAGTTTTGGGCAATTGAATATGATTTTATAGTTAGTTAAAAATGGCACAAACGGTAGATTACTGGTACAATCAAATTATTACTAAGGTAAACGGCGATATTGTTTTAAGCGACCTCGACCATACCAGCGCCGTAGCTGATTATAAGCTTTGGGCTTATATCATAGCTTATGTTGCATGGACAATTGATGTGTTGTTTGACCTTCGCGCCGCCGAAGTTTCGGCTGTTATTGATACAAAAAAGCCGCACCGCCTTACCTGGTACCGTGACCTTGCATTAAGGTTCCAATATGGGCAGGCCTTAATACCAGACACCGACCAGTATTTAAACGCTGGCCTCGATGCTACGCAGATTGCGGCGCAGCAAATCATTACACAGGCCGCTGTAGAAGAATTGGCAGACGGCTCTATGCGCATGAAGGTTGTAAAGCTTGTTGATGGGGATTATGCGCAGCTTAATGATGCCGAAATGCTGGCATTTAAGGCCTATATAGCTGACACTAAAGATGCAGGTGTTAGGATTAATGAAGATAGCCTGCCGCCTGATGCATTGAAATTGGTTATTGATATCTTTTATGATCCGCTGGTATTGGACAGCATTGGCGCACGAATTGATGGCAATGCCACGGAGCCGGTTAAAGATGCTATTAAAGCCTATTTAAAGGCTTTGAAGTTTAACGGGGAGTTTGCTAAAACAAGGCTTTCAGATCAGTTACAGGCGGTCGACGGCGTAGTATTGGTTGGCATCCTTAGTGCGCAGTCCCAGTACGGTACACGACCATTTACAGAGATTGACGAACGGGTAATACCCGATGCCGGTTATCTGCGTGTTACCGATGATGGTTTTACTATTAACTATCGCCCTTATGCTTAATTACGATAGGTTATTTGTAGTAAACTATAACAGGTTAATACTGGATGAGATACCCAACTTTAAGCGTAAGCCTGTTTTGTTCGCCTGGCTTCGGGCGCTTTGCAGTCCGTTTGTTTTGATATACAACCGCCTTGTAGTTAAGCGTAATGCCGATTTATACAACCTTGCACATGATGGCCGGGTGTTTAGCCTTCGCGCACTGCTTAACGATAGGTTTGATGCAACGGAACGCCGTATAACAATTACAGATGGTTTTGCCTTCGACCGGGTTTACATCTTTCGCCCCGACGAAAACAAACCGCTTTACCTCGGTACAGTACCATTGCATAACCCAGGCGACTACGGTGATACCGGCGTTGACTTTATTGTAAACGTGCCATACGCCGTCAGCGTTTCCCCGCAGGACATTATAGAAATGACAGCACTTGTAAAATATTACAAGCTGGTTAGTAAACGATTTTTAATATACCGTACAGCATGAACAGATACGACTTTACTCAGCCCGGCGGCTTTCCGTTCGATCAGGGCGTTATGGAATTTATACAGGACTGCATTAATACGGCAGCTTCCACGGCAACGCTTGCCGGGTCGCTGGCGATCCTTTCAGGCTGCGCCGTAGCCGGTGGCTCTGTTAGTAATGGCGTGGTGGTAATCAATGGCGAAATACTGCCGTTTATTGGCGGTGTTATATCTGCCAAAGTGATTATACAGGAAACGGCGACAGCTATCGCCTATCAGGACGGAACGCCACGCACTGTAAAGTACCAGCGGTCAGCAAAGTTTGGCGACGATGGTGTGACCAATTACCTGTGGGTTAATTTCAAGCGTAACACAGCCGAAGGCGTACTGGCAAGACTCGACAGGGTTGAAGGATTGTTAAGGCCGTTTAGCGGCGCTGGTGGCGCGGTTTGGTGGAAGGGTGCAATTGCTGATATTCCTGCCGGGTGGCGTGAGGTTGTGGATATGCGGGGTAAATTACCGATGGCTGCCAAAGCGCCAGTCGCCGGTGTTCGCCCGGTCGGGTTTGACATAGGCAACGAAGGGGGTAACGAAACACATACTTTAACCCCCGAAGAAGTGCCGGAATTTGAAATTAGTATACCAACTACCGGGTATGCAGACATACACGGCGCGGCCGATAAACTCGTAGGACATTCCGATACACCTAATGCCCCGGATATTGTTATAACCGTTAACGCAGGCGGCGGCCAACCGCACCCGATATTGAACCCTTACCGGGTTGGATGCTGGATTGAACCGATACCCGGATATTTTAATTAAGTAAAACCTATAATACCCCTATAATGACAAGAGCGCAATTAAAAGACTTTTTTAAAAGAGGTGCGAAACCAACCGCCGGGCAGTTTGCTTCGTGGATCGATTCATTTTGGCATAAAGATGAAGATACCATACCTATCAACAAGATATCCAACCTTTCAACAACGTTAGCCGGTAAAGTATCCAGCGAAGATTTGCAAAATGAAGCCACAAACCGTGCGACCGCCGACGATAACCTGCAAACGCAAATTAATGACCTTGCTTCGGGCGGAATCGGTTATACAGCCGAAAACGTTGCAGAAAAAAACCAGCCTAACGGCTATGCTGGGCTTGATGAAACCGGCAAGGTGGCCGCCGCACAGTTACCCAGCTACGTAGATGACGTTTTAGAATTTGCCAATTTCGCAGCCCTGCCAGCAACCGGCGAAGCGGGAAAGATTTATATCACCACAGACAATAACAACGAATACCGTTGGAGCGGCTCTACATATATTCAAATTGTTGCGTCACCCGGTACAACCGATGCAGTACCCGAAGGTGTAACAAATAAGTATTTTACTGTAGCAAGGGTTTTAAGTTCCGTTTTAACAGGCATCGGTTTTGGAACATCAACAGCAGTTGCGGCCACCGATACCATATTACAGGCTTTCGGCAAACTACAGGCTCAAATCACAGCGCTGCTTAAAGTGCCAACAGGCGGTACCGCCGGGCAAATATTGGCGAAAGTGGATGGTACAGACGGTAACACGCATTGGATAGACGCGCCGACTGGCGGCGGCGGTGGTTCGTCTGAACCGTCCGGGCAAATAAAATCTTTCAGAGTTGATTACGGCGCTGTAGGGGATGGTGTAACGGATGATACGACAGCGGTGGCAAATGCTTTAGCTGCCAATAAGAGGATATTTGATAAGGGTGATTTCTTGGTTACTGCTTTTGATAATACAAAGGGGGTAACTATAGATGGCGATGTCAGGATTTTAAAGCAGACTACCTATCTTAAACAGCAGATCAATAGTTATGCTGATAAATATCAAAGAGTATTTGGTGAGGAGTATTTATCATCATTTCACAAAAAGCTATTAGCTAAAACAGCTGTTAAGGTAATTCTTTCAGGAGATAGTACAACCGCTGGAACAGGTGCAAGCTCAAATACATATCACCCGGATGTACTTCTTAATCAGATAACTTTAAATAATCGTATTAACAACGTAACTTATATTAACAGTGGTATAGGAGGTCAAAATACTAATTATTGGCTATCGACTTCTTTAGCGACAGATTTGGCTCAAAATCCTGATGTGTATATTTTACGCTGGGGCATCAATGATTCATGGGTTGTAGGAACTCCTGAAGCTAATGCTACTGCTTTTTTAAGCAGAATGGATACTGGGCTATCTACTATCAGGGGTACAACGGGGTTTGACTATCAGCATTTAGCAATTATTATCCAATCGCAAAACCCTACGACAGATGATGCTAATGGGCATCAGGGACAGGTTTTTAATGAGCTTGTTAATAATGGATTACGATCATTGGCGAGGAAATACCAATGTGTTTTTCAGGATATATATGGTATTTTTCAAGATAGCGTACATGGGCAGGATTACTTAACAGCCATAAATTCATCGCTGCCAAACGAATTAGTTCACCCGCAAGATCCTCTTTATTTAGCGATGGCTAATAAGACATTTGATGTGTTGTTTCCGGGATATTTTAGAAGTAGTGGTGTGGTTGATGCCGGGCAGTCGGGACGTTTGTTTTCAGCGTTACCAGCTGCGTATAGCAGGGGTATTACACATGAATATGTTGAATCATCTAACGGGTGGCCCATAAGTGGATTGCTTATAACTCATCACCTTAGTAATGATATGTATAGGCAAGAGTTGGCGTCTTTTGATGGAACCAATAACGGCAAGTTATACGTTCGTGTCGGATGGTCGATATCGGGATGGCAGTCTTTTTACATTTTGTCCCCCGTTCCAACGGCACTTGTTTATGATGGTACACCGAGTGGAATAACACTTTCTAAATTGCCCTCTGCATTTCCGACTGGCATATGTACTGATTATGTTTTATCGGGTGATGGCTGGCCGATTAATGGAATGGTGATAACTCATAAATCGAGTATTGGTACCGTTAAACAGACTTTGTCTTCTTACGATAGCGCGACAAATGAATATGTAAGGGTTGGGTGGACAGGTTCTTGGCAAGCTTGGAAGCAGGTGACTTTGACATAG